GCGTTCAATCTCTATAACTATGGGAAGCGTTTGGCTTCGGGTGAGGAGAAGGATGACACGTTCTTTATGGCGTGGTGGGAGGCACCCGAGGGGGCGGATCATCGTGACCCTGAAACGTGGCGGGCCGCTAACCCTGGGTTTGGCGATCTGAATGCTGAGTCGGATTTCCATTCGGCTATCAAACGCACACCCGAAGCAGAGTTTCGCATTAAGCGCTGCAACCAGTGGGTGTCATCGGTGGAAACTTGGTTGCCTGCCGGGTCGTGGGATGAGTGTGCTGGTGAGGTAAACCTAACCTCGGATGATGAGATTGTGCTCGGGTTTGACGGGTCGTATAACGGTGACGCTTCGGTGATTGTGGGTGCTGTGGTTCCCAAGAATGATGAGCCTGTAAAGGTGTTTATGGTGAAGGCGTGGGAAAAGGATTTGGAGCATGACGGCCCTGAGTGGCGGGTGGACATTGGGGAGGTTGAGCAAACAGTTTTGGATTTCTGTCAGAAACATAATGTGAAGGAGATCGCGTGCGACCCGTTCCGTTGGCAACGCTCGATGGAGTTTTTGGAGAATCAGGGGTTGCCGGTGGTGGCTTTCCCGCAATCCCCACAGCGAATGATTAAGGCGTGTGCCGGGTTCTTCGATTTGGTGGCTGAGAAGCGTTTGGTGCATGACGGTGATGCGTTGCTTGCCCGCCACATGAGTAACACGGCGGTGAAGCTCACACCGGCTGGCCCGCATATCAAGAAAGAGAGCCCGAATTCACCGAGGAAAATAGACGCAGCGGTAGCCGCCATCCTATGCGTTGACCGGGCCTCCGGTAAGATAGAAGAAACGGTTGTGCCCGAGTTTTTTGGTTAGGGGTCTGATGGCTACGGTTTTGCAGGTTGCGGGTATGGTCGGGGTCACTGTTGGCGCGTTGTTGTTGAGTGTGCCGGTGGGTTTCATTGTGGGTGGCGTGTTTTTGTTGGTTGTCGGATTTGCGTTAGGAAAGTAACCTGTGGTTTTGAATCGGCTTTTTGAGCAGCGGGCAACATCGTTTCAAACGATTTTCCAGGCAGGCGATGACCTTGCGTTCGGTAATTTGTCGGACACGTTCATTGACTCCAAAACGGTGTTCCAGGTCAACGCTGTGTTTTCGGCGGTGTCGTTGATCGCTGACACAATCAGCACACTCCCGTTGGATGCTTACATTCGGATTGACGGGCAGAGGCGGGCGTTCCGGCCTCGACCTGCATGGGTGGACAAACCGGACATTGCGTTACCGAGGACAGCGTTCTACAACTCCGCAATCGTCAGTCTTTTGCTTGATGGCAATTTATTTGTGCGTGTGTTCAGTAATCAGCGGGGCGAAATCGTGAACCTGGTTGTCCTAAACCCGTTGACCGTTGAGGTGAAACGTAACGCTCGAGGCGAAGCCGTGTTCACGGTGGAGAACGAGTCCAAGACACTGACGTCTGAGGACATCATTTTCATCCCGGATGTGTTGCGGCCTGGTCAGATGCGTGGTGTTTCGCGTGTCGAGGCTTTGAAAGAAAACTTTGGTTTGGCGCTCGCGTTGGAAAAGTTCGCAGCCACCTTCTTCGGTAATGGCACGAACCTATCGGGTGTAATTGAGGTTGACCAAAACTTGACGGCGGAGCAGGCCGAGAATTTGCGTAATGGTTTCGATTCTAAGCATCGTGGTTGGCGTAGAGGGCACCGTACCGGCGTTCTGAGCGGTGGTGCGAAGTTCAAGACCACACAGGTTGACCCTGAGTCCTCGCAAAGTATTGAGGCCCGCAGATTGGCTGTGGAGGATATTGCTCGCGCTTTCAATATCCCGGCAAATATGTTGAACATTCCTGGGACTACGACTTACGCGAGCGTGGAGCAAAACAACATTCAGTTCATCACACACACTTTGCGACCTATCGTTCAGAAGCTTGAGGATGCGTTCTCCCCGTTGATGACTCGTTACCCTGGTGGGCAGACAGCTTTCATCAAATGGAACCTTGACGGACTCGCTCGCGCCGATTTGTCTAGTCGAATGAGCGCTTACAGTGTTGGCATTCAGGCCGGGTTCATGTCAATCAATGATGTGCGCCGACTTGAGGACATGAGCGACATTGACGATCCTGCTGCAAGTAATGTGCGGGTGCCGTTAGCGAACATCAACATTGATGGTGCTGATTTGGTTGCGGATGAGAAGCGTGTCCGTATGGCTCAGGTATTGGTGTTATCGGGTTACGATCCGGCTGAAGCGTTAGTGGCCGTGGGATTGAGTCCGATTGCTCATACTGGTTTGGCTTCGACTCAGTTGCAGCCGGTCGCGCAGGTTGACCCTGAGAACCCTGGTGCTGTTTACGAGGTGCAATAATGCCGATAGAGCATAGACAGGTGACTGTGGGGACTGCTGTTGTGGAGATTGTTGGTCACGATAATCAGCCTCACGAGGTTCACATTCACAACAACAACAATGACAACGCGCACATTCTTTTTCTTGGCGGGTCGGCTGTCAGTACGTCTACGGGTTTGCACGTTGACGCTAAGGACACTTTGACATTGACCTTGGGGCCAGGGGATCGTCTTTTTGCGGTGTCTAATCACACTGCGACTGTGGCGAGCGTGTTGGATATAAGGCAAAACGACTGATGGCCCCGTATTTCATTAGTGACACTGCTGAGGGGTGTGATGGTTGGGCTACCGTAAAGGATGACGGTGAGGTGATGGGTTGCCACACCACAAAGCAGGATGCGATAGATCAGGGGTTGGCTATTGCTCAGGCAGAGGATTCCACGTTCGAGGGTGAGCGCCGTGACCTGCCAGATAATTACCGACCCGCGACTTCAGATGATGTGCCGGAGGGTCGTGCTTGCGGTAACTGCATCTTTTTCAACGAGGACAATCTTGATGATGAGGGTCGGGCGTTTTGTGAGCGTTGGGATGAATATGTCGAGGGTGGGAATTATTGCAACGCTTGGGAGCCTCGTGAGGAGGCCCGACAAGTTGATTTGAGCCCACCGGCGTATATGAGGGCGAGCGCTAGGCGTGGCCTGGAATGGCATCGTGAGGGTTTGTCGGGTGATGGTGTTGTAGATCGTACAATCCGTGAGGCCGCTGCTATGGCTGAAGGTAATGTGACGGCTGACAAGTGGGTTCGTTTGCGTGCGTGGATTGCCCGTCACCTTGTTGACATGGATGCACCACAGAACACTCCGGGTGACGATAACTATCCTGGGCCTGGTGCTGTGGCGATGGCGTTGTGGGGTGGTGGCGGTTCAAAGCGTAGTGCGCAACGCGCTTTCGAGTACGCGGATGGTGTGGTTGGTAGACTAGAAGCTGAGAATGAAGGCCGAGCGAAGGGCGAAGCGTTGAGCAAGTTAGAAACCCGTATTGTTGAGGTTGACAAGTTTGAAATCCGTGAGGATGCCTCCGGGATGTTTTTGGAGGGTTACGCTGCATTGTTCAACTCTCGCAGTGAGAACTTGGGCGGGTTTACTGAAACTATTCAGCCTGGGGCTTTCCGTGCTTCCCTGAAATCGCGCAACGATGTGAAACTGTTGTGGAACCATGATTCGGGTGCTGTGATGGGTTCGACTCGTGCCGGCACTTTGACGTTGACTGAGGATGAGCGTGGCCTGAAAGTTTCCGCGACCCTGCCTGACACAACGTATGGGCGTGATGCTCGTGAGCTGGTTCGCCGTGGCGATGTGACCGGGTTCTCGTTTGGTTTCTCTATGCCTGCGCGTGGTGGGGATGAGTGGAGTTCTGACGGTACTGAACGTGTTTTGAAGTCTGTGCGTTTGCACGAGGTTTCGTTGGTTGCTTTCCCGGCTTACCCTGCCACGAATGGCACGGCTACGGTTCGAGGGTTGGACAAGATTGCACAGCGGGCGAACGTGGATGCTGATGCTCTCGCTGATGCGTTGTTGAAGATTGAGAACGGTGAGGACATTTCTTCGGATGACCGCACCTTGTTGCAGACTGTCATTGATGAGTTGGCCCCGACCCCTGAAGCTCCGGTGGTGGATAACAGTTTGGAGATGCTGGCTTTGAAAAAGAAGAAGCTGCAAGTTTTGATGGGGTACTGATGGCAACGGTTGAGCAGATCGCGTCAATTCTTTTCGATGTGGTTGAGGATGTTGGTGTGGCTGAAATGTTGGCCCGCCGGATTGTTGGACTCGAGGACGAGCCGACTAAAGAAACCCGTGTTTTGAAGGCTGCGGAAACGCGCTAGATCGGGTTTGCCCCTGCCAGGTATTCCACCCTTTCCCTGGTAGGGGCTTTTCTTTTGGAACGGGTTGCACGGCACGGTTTACAATTAGAGGTATCCGGTGTGCGTCATCGCTACGGTGAGCGATTCTGTGTCATCACGGTTGCGATCTATTTATTCAATTCCATTTAGGAGAAACACAAATGTCCGAGTTTATTAAGCGCCAGCAGGAGCTTAAGGCTAACTTGACCATGCAGATTCGCACCGTTATTGACGATGCTGAAGCTGAGGGTCGTGGCCTGGATTCTGCCGAGCTAGAAAAAATTGACCGTATCGAATCCGATATTGTCGCAGCACAGCGCAGCATCGAAACTGCCGCTAAGAATGAGGAGCGTGCCGCTGAGGTCGCTGCTGCTTCCCGCGGTTTTGAGGTTGTCACTGAGGCACCGACTGACACTGCTGAGATTTTCCGTTCTATGGCCCGTGGTGAAATCCGCGAGTATAAGTTCGGTTTTGAGAAGCGTGCCACACTGGTTCCTTCGGCCAACACTGTCCCCGTAGCATTCCTTGACCGGATCTACGCACTCGCTCGCCTCGTTGGGCCTTACCTCGAAACGTCTGAAGTTCTTCAGCGTGCTTCTGGTGAAGACCTTCGTATCCCCGTGTTCACTGCTTACCCAACTGCCACTGAAAAGGCTGCCGGTTCTGCACTTGACGAGTCCGAAGCTACCTACTCCAGCCTTCTGTTGCAGATGGCTAAGCAGGGCTTCATCACCAAGATCGCTAACGAGCTGATAACGGATGTTGGGTTTGACCTTGAGGCGACACTAGTGGAACAAGCGGCGAATGCCATTGGAACGCGAGTGAACACTGTTGTCCACGCAGCTGTCACGGCTGTTGCGACTGTCGGTGGAACTGCTGGAACCGCGACCGCTATCACGGCAGACGAGCTTATCAACTTGCAGTTCTCTGCAAATGGTTTGGTTCGTCAGCTTCCTGGTTCCGGTTACATGGTCAACAGTGCAGTCCTCGGAAAGATTCGTACCCTGAAAGACAATGGGGGCGCATACATTCTGAACCCTGTTGTTGGTGGGCCGAGCACAATCCTGGGTCTGCCTATCTACGAGAACCCGGCATTGCCTGCGGTTATCGAAGCTGGCGCTAAGACCGTGTTCTTCGGACACTGGCCTTCTGTGAAAATCAGCACGACTGGACTCCAGGCTGCTGTTTCCACTGAGGCGTACTTCGAGAACGACATCACCGCTTTCCGTTACACCTACCGCCTCGGCGCTGGTGTTGCGAACGGTGCGTCACACATCAAGTTCCTGCTCCAGCCATAGTCTGAAGTAGAACGGGCTGAAAGCCCTCGCCGTGTTGTAGGTTTCACGGCGGGGGCTTTCGCTATTATGTTCGAATGGCCTACGAAAAACTTAAGGGTGTTGTTTCTTTAGCAACAAATAATCCAAACTCTCCAACGGGCTACGGTGTGCAAGCGGAGTTCCTGGTGCGTTACATGAAACGTCACAGCATGAATGTTGGTGTGCTGTCGAACTACGGCCTCGAGGGTGCTATTGGGGAGCATCGCACTGAGTTTGGTGCCGTGCCTGTTTTTCCGAAGGGTGTTGCACCTTATTCGCAGGATGTGTTGACGGTGTGGCATGAGTTTCATCGGCAGTCTGCACCCGACCTGAAGCACGCGATCATGACTCTTTATGATGTGTGGGTTTATAACGGGTGGAAGGATGACCTGCCGGTTATTTCGTGGGTGCCGTTGGATCATGTGACGTTGCCTCCTGGGGTTGCCCAGTTTCTTCGGCGGGAGAATGTGACCCCGGTGGCGATGGCCCCGCATGGGAAACGACAGTTGGATAATGCTGGGATAGATTCCGTTTATATTCCTCACGCCGTGAACACGAAGGTGTTTGCTAAGACTCCGAAGATTATGGGGCCGGATGGGATGATGCCGACTCGTGAACTGTTGGGTGTGAGTGATGACACGTTTTTGGTGGCGATGGTGGCAGCGAATAAGGCTAACGGGATTATCCATCGGAAGGCTTACGATGTGAACTTTATGGCGTTTTCAGCGCACCTTCGTTCGCACCCGGATTCTCATTTGTATGTTCACGCGGATCCGGCGGCTAATGTGGGCGGGTTTGATTTGGGGTTGTTGGCTAGGGTGTGTGGGATTCCACCAGAGAAGATTACGTTCGCTAATCGGGACAAGTATCGGGTGGGGTATTCGCAGGCAGAGTTGGCGGCACTCTATTCGGCTGCGGATGTTCTGTTGGCTCCCTCGTATGGGGAAGGGTTTGGGGTTCCTACTATTGAGGCGCAGGCTTGTGGCACTCGGGTGATTGGTTCGAGTTGGGCTGCCACAACCGACCTGGTGGCGGAGGATGGTTGGTTGGTTGAGGGGCAACCGTTCTGGGATGAACCACAGAAGGCGTTCTACCAGGTGCCACTGCTCGATTCTGTAGTGTCAGCTCTGGCGTTGGCGGATAAGGAGCGCGGGTTCTCAGCTGTGTCACGAAAGTTTGCACTCGACTTCGATGAGGAGAAGGTGTGGTCTGACTATTGGTTGCCGTTCCTGAAGGAGTATTTTGCGTGAGGTTGTCACACTTCTATCACGTGTTTGCGGATGGGGATTGGGAGATTCCGGCCACGGAGCACTTTGAGGAGCTTCGCGTTTCAGGTTTGTTGGATGAGCTTGACGGGATTTATTTGGGTGTGGTGGGGTCGCGTGAGAACCGGCGGAAGGTGAAACGGGCGTTACGTCATCATGTGGCAGTGGAGGCTGTTGAGGGTTGGGAGCAGGTGACGTTGAATAAACTCCGTGACTTCTGCCAAACCGATGACGGGGTGGTGTTGTACGCGCACACTAAAGGGGCTTGGTCGCAGAGTGAGCTGGCTCGGGTATGGCGGGTGTCGATGACCCATGATGTTGTGACACGGTGGCGTGAGTGTGTTTATGCGTTAGAGAAGGTTCAGTGTGCCGGCCCGTTTTGGTTGAAGTCGTGGGAGCCGGAGCACGTTGATCATGAATCGTTTTTTGCAGGAAACTTTTGGTGGGCACGATCCGATTACGTTCGCACCCTCGAGCCGGTGGGTTTAGAGAATCGGTTTCAGGCTGAGGGCTGGATAGGTTTGCAGAAACCTTCAGTGAAGATTATGCGTGAAGGCTATTCGTATTGGGGGAACTTTTGGGCACAGGATTGAAAATCTATACGGGTGGAACTTTTGACCTGTTTCATTCTGGCCATGTGAATTTTTTGGGTAAGTGCGCTGACCTTGGTGAGGTTGTGGTGGCTTTGAACACTGACGAGTTTATTGCCGGCTATAAGGGCAAACCTCCGGTGTGCTCGTTTTCGGAGCGTCTGGCAGTGTTGGAGGCGTGTGTGTGGGTTGACAAGGTTATCCCTAACTATGCGGGCGCGGATTCTAGGCCGGCGATTGAGTCGGTGCGACCTAACATTATTGCGATTGGTACGGATTGGGCTCGCAGGGATTATCATGCGCAGATGGGGTTTGACCAGGATTGGCTTGATGAGCGTGACATTTCGTTGATTTATATTCCGTACACTGCCGGGATTTCCACCACGAACCTGAAGGAGCGTAGTGCTAATCGTTATCGGCACCAGTCCTGACCGTTCAGAGTGGTTGGCGGCATCCTCCGAATCTATTGGTAGGGAACACATTGTTGTTTCCAACTGGGGTTTCGAGTTGGGCAAGATTGCCTGGGTGATGGACAACACTACGGCTGAACGGTTCCTGTTTTTGCAGGATTCGTGGGTGGTGAAAACTCCGGCCTTCTTTACCCTGTTAGATGACACTGTGGGTTCTGTGGCGCTAACCCAAGACCCTTACTTCTTTGGTTGCTTCGCGGGAGTGTATGAGCGCAGGGTGATTGAGGACATCGGGGTGCCGGTCATTGAAACAAAGTTCGAGGCTGTCCAGGCTGAACGGTTCTGGCATGAGTCCTATGTGATGACCGCGGGGGAACCTACCGTGTTGTTCCCTGACCTGACCGATGAGAACGCTACCGAGGTGCGTTTTCATAATGGGCGGGACAACCTTATCCTTGAGAATGACTATGTTGTGAAATATAAGGGGACTTGGAGGCCAGACCAATTATTGAGAACCTGATTGTGCCGGTGCTAAACCGTTACGACCTACTGGATCGCATGGTGTCGAGCATTGACTACCCGGTGGAACATTTGCTCATCATTGACAACGGTGCTTCGGATGTGTTGGAGGATATGGCGATTGATGTGCCCGCTTGTGTAGAGCACACCACCTACCTGCCCATGCCAGCGAATCTCGGGGTCGCAGCATCATGGAATTTGGGTATCAAGTCTTTTCCGTATGCTGAACGCTGGTTTTTTGCCTCGAATGACGTGCGTTTCGAGCCTGGTGCCCTTCAGAGGCTGTCAGAGGCCCGTACAGACGAGATAACCCTGTCTAAGATGTTCCCTAACTGGCAGACGTTTGCGCTCGGCTATGAGGCTGTCAGGCGTGTGGGTTTGTTTGATGAGCGTTTCTTTCCAGCATTCTGTGAGGACAACGATTATACGTTTCGTGCGGAGCAGGCTGGGGTTACGATCCGGTCAATCGAGGTGCCGATGATTCATGACAACAGTTCGACAATAAATTCCGACCAAGACCTTTTGCAGAAGAATGCTCGCACGTTCCCCACGAACGCGGCCCTGTATTACGACAAGGTGGCACGGGAGGATTTCAGTGCAGGGTTTTGGGATGTGGAACGGCGCAGACTGAACGGGTGGGAGGCCGGGCGGTAGAATGGTGGTTGGAGGTTTATTTTGGCGATTGTGAATGGGTACGCGACACTTTCCGAGGTGAAGGCTGCAGCTCGCATCACCGACACGATTGATGACGGGTTGTTGGAGATGGCGATTGAGTCCAGCTCCCGCGATATTGATGCTTACACTGAGCGCGTGTTTTTCAGCACGGGTGCAACAGCTGTGGCTCGTGTGTATATTCCGCAGGACATTTATTTGGTGGAAACGGATGACATCATTTCGGTGACCACGTTGAAGTCTGACAGCACCGGCAACGGCACGTTTGACATCACTTGGGCTGCTAAGGATTACCAATTGGAGCCGTTGAATGGTTTGGCTGGTGGAATTTCCACACCAGCGACCAGGATTCGGGCGATCGGTGACTATCTGTGGCCGGTGTATGAGCCTCGGAATGTGAACAGTAATCAGGCGAGCGTGCAGGTGACGGGTGTGTTCGGGTTTGCTTCTATCCCGAGCGCTATCAAACAGGCAACCATCCTGGCTTCACTTAGGGCGTATAAGCGGTATGAATCCCCTACGGGTGTGCTCGGATTTAGCGACAGCGGAGTGGTTAGAATCGGCAGGCTTGACCCTGATGTCGAACGGCTGATTCAGCCTTACAGGAAGCTTCGTTTCGCGTGAGCATTAGCCTGATGCGGGCTGGCCTCGCAACAAACATGAACACGATCACGGGCCTTCGCACTTATGCGGAGATTCCTGACGATCCGATGATGCCCGCAGCTGTCGTGCAGTTGGGTTCAGTCACCTACAACAGTGCTTTCGCTAAAGGGTTGACCGAATACAGTTTCGTGGTGACAGTGATTTTCGGGCGCATTGCGACAGTGCAGGCACAGAAAAACCTTGACGCTTTGATTAGTACCGGGTCGGGTTCACTTAAGACGGCCATTGAGATAGATCGCACTCTGGGCGGGAACGCTTTTGACACGAGGGTTTCTGAGATGACTAACGTGACCTCCGTTACAATTGGAGATAT